TATTCCAATTTTACAAGCTGGTTTCATAATGCGACCAACAGGAAGCAACCATATTCAATTCGCTCAATCTTTGACTTTTGATAGTCAGTCTTATATAGCAAACGGATGGACATATCGAGCTTATGAAGAATCGTACAAAGGAGAATGGTATCTCACAACAAGCGACTTCACTGGATTAACAGAAACAGAAGAGATTCAAGAGAGTAATGCAGAGTTCATTCAAGAAATAGGTTTTTAAAATGGGAAAAGCAATAAATAGCAACAACTTTAGATTCTTATCTTCAAATACTATCGCCAGTGTTACAGCTGAGAAAGCTGCTGGGGCAACTACTACTTTGAGCATAACTCCTCCAGGTGTTGATATATTGAAAGAAGGAGATGAGCTAATTGTTATTACCTCTTTTGGATATAGTGCCACAATCACTCTAGCTGGTTCGGTGGGAGCTACTGACACGACCCTAAGATTTTCCTCTGTGACTTTTCCTTTTGTGATTCCAGTATCTTCAAGAATCATCTTCACTGGAAAAAACACTATCACTCAAGCGAAAAGCAAAAGACTCTATACGCAACAATCTTTGTACTTAACAGCTGGAACAAATGGAAACGACTATCTTTCGGCTTTTGGAACAAGCACTTTCTCAATCAACTCAGCAACAACTCTAGCTGATGGGAACTCGAAACCAAATAGATGGGCGGCTCAATTCTCCATCTTTGTAGCTCCAGAAGATTGCACTCTTGAAACCATAAGAGGATGGGGTTCAACTGATGCTGGAACTGGTGAAGATGCAACGATCAAGATATGGAATGCAAGTCCGAACGCTAGTTCTACCAGCAACCTCACTATCAATCTAGTCACTTCTTTTGCTATAAGCAGCCAGAACAATCAAAATCATCTTTTCTCTTTGAATACAGCTTTGACTTCTGGAAATGATTTCACTGCTGGAGATATTTTGTTCGTGAGTATTCAAAGAAGTGGAAATCTAAATGGTTCTGTAAAATGGTATGCCGACATCGGCTTTGATTTTAAAATGGTAAGATAATGAAAACACTGCTCAAAGATTGTGGGGATGTACTCACTCTAAATATTACAACACTGGCAATCAGTTTCACTCAAATTGAGATGATTTTGAAAATTGTGCTTTTGACTTTGTCAATAATTTACACAGCGGACAAGCTAATAAAAAATAGAAAAAATGGCTAAGGGATTGAGTTTTACTTTTCGTAAAAAACCAAAAAAGAAAAGACCTGGAGTTCATTCAAAGAACACTTCCAAGAAACAACGCAAGAAACCATCAAGAGGTCAAGGAATAAAATAAACAAAAAGCTGAACTATGGAGGAGATTTTAAAATTAGTCGAAACTTATGGAATCACTTTGGTTCTTTTATTAGGGAGTGTATATGCGCTTTACAAGTTTTTTATTTTCAGCATCTACGAAGTGAAGGGACAATTCTCCAAGTATCACGAAAAGAACTCAGAGGATGTTGCTTACATAAAAGAGAAAATCAACATCATTCTGGAGTTCATAAAAAAACAAAAATGAATCTTCTAGTTTTACGCATAAGCAGTCAATCGGATTCCACAAGTGGACTTCTATTTGAAAATACTGATGTTGGAATGAAGTTTCTTTGCTACACTTTAGAAGATGAGAGAAGAGCTTTAAAAGTAAAAGGAGAAACAAGAGCTCCAGCTGGAACATACAATCTCAAGTTAAGAAAAGAGGGTGGGTTTGATGCTAGATATAAAAAGAAATATCCTTCTTTTCATAAGGGAATGATTCAGGTGATGGATGTTCCGAACTTTGAATATATTTTGCTTCATATTGGGAATGATGATTCCGACACCTCTGGATGTTTATTGGTGGGAGATAGTCAAGAGAACAACATCATCATCAAAGATGGATTCATCGGTAAGTCTGCAAACGCTTACAAAAGAATCTATCCAATAATAGCAAAGCAACTAGAACTCGGAAACGAGGTCACAATTACATATCAAGATTATGCTTAACAATTTATTAGGAGGAATTTTCGGAAAGGTCGTTGACAATGCTGAATCTATTTTGGATGAGGTTATCACAACGGATGAAGAAAGACTCAAAGCAAAACAAGAGCTGAAACAGATTCTTTTGAATGCTGAAAAGTCAGCTCAAGAACAAGTGACAAGAAGATGGGAGGCGGATGCCAAAAGCGGACACTGGCTCTCTGCTAATATTAGACCATTGACATTGATTTTCTTGACTGTGATGTTTGTATTCATTTCCCTATTTGACGGGAATGTTGGTGGCTTTACTATTGAGGAAGCATATAAGCCAATCTATCAAACGCTCTTGATTACAGTCTATGGAGCTTACTTTGCTGGAAGAAGCATCGAGAAGGTAAAAAACAAACAATGAAACATCAGAAAAGATATCGACTATCTGAAGATGAGTGGAGATTGATTGATGAATTTAGGAAGGACAAAGAGAACAGAAAGCTGCTAGAAAAGGAATGTGAAGAAGCTGGGATTGATGTCAACTCAGTCCATCACTATTGGTATAAAAGCAAACGATTCTCAATCTTTGCAAAGCCAAACGAGTTCTCAAGAGATGAGTTTCTTAAAAGTATTGAAGAACTCATTTCAAAATACTCACCGAAATATCCTTCAATAGACTATCCAAAACTCAAAGATGGTCATCTTTTGGTAATTAATCCAGCCGATGTTCATATTGGAAAATATGCTGATGCTTTAGAAACTGGAAGCAACTACAATATCAAGATTGCTCGACAACGCATTTTAGATGGGGTGAGAGGTATTATCTCCAAATCTGAGGGGTTTGCTATTGATAGAGTATTATTTTGCATTGGAAACGATATTCTCCACACTGACAATGTTCAAGGAACTACAACAAGAGGGACACCACAAGACACTTCTGGAAAATGGTATCGACACTTCACAACAGCTCTGGAAGTTTATGTTGAATGCGTTGAGATGCTTATGAATTTAGCTCCAGTGGATTGTGTTCACTCAATGAGCAATCACGATTATATGAGTGGATTCCATTTGGCTCACGCTTTGAAAAGTTGGTTCAGAAACACCGATTCGGTTTTTGTGGATGCTGATCCTATTCATCGAAAGTATTATCAATATCACTCCAGTCTTATTGGATTGACTCACGGTGATGGAGCAAAAACAGATAAACTTTCTTTGTTAATGGCTCAAGAGAAGCCGAAACTCTGGTCCAAAACTACTCACCGATACTGGTATCTTCACCACATTCACCACAAGCAAAGATTCAAATATCTTACCAGCTTTGATGATATTGGAGTGACTTGCGAATTTCTAAGAAGTCCGAGTGGGACTGATGCTTGGCACTATCAAAAAGGATATTGTGGTTCTCCAAAAGCGGTGGAAGGATTTATTCATTCAAAAGAAAATGGACAGATTGCACACTTGACACATATATTTTAATATATTTGCGCTCTTTCATCGTTCTGATGAATTTTTGTACTTGTTTTGTTAAATGGAAAAGGGGGGTTTTTGACCTCCTTTTTTCTTTTTAGATAAAAAAAATCAACATTTCTTTTCTCTAGTAAAAGCATTTTTTTTGCATTATTTGTGTGGAAAAGTTTGCACAATAAAAAAAAGGTCTTATATTTGTACCATCAAACAATAACAAAAACAACAAAACAATGACAAAAAGAGAATCAAATACAGAACAAGCAATCCATCAATTGGCAAGATTAGAAATGATGATGTTAGAAGAAAGAGGAATTTTTATTTCATATAAAGAAGCAATAAAAAGAATAAGAGAGAAGAGATAGTAAACTAAAAAACCAACCCCCCGCACTGAAAGAAATGCGGGGATTTGGTGGTAGTAATTAACAAAAACAAAACAATGAAAAACGATTTGATTTCAAGTTTGTTCTTCAATCCAAAAGAAGAACTAAAAACCAAGACTCTGAATGCTGATATTGTGGAAGCCACAATCAATCAACTTATAGCAGAGCTGAAAGAGCAAGAGATGAGAAACGATGAACTTATCAAATTATATAAGCAAGAAGGAGATTTGACTGACTTAGCCATTACGGAAGGAGTCAACAAAGGGATTCAAATATCCTTGATACATTTGAGAAGATTAAACGCTGACATCATATTCAAACAACTAAACGTGAATCTAAATGGAGAATCTTAAAAAATACTTGTGGGACAATGCTGGAGCAATTTTCTGTTGGTCCGTAGCTGGAGCAATCTTAGCTCTGATAATAACAATGAATCAATTATCAATTCTAAATTTAAATATATAATGAAAAAGACAGTGAAAAAAGTTGAATATCAAAATGATTTTGAGAGCCAATATGGACACTTTTACAAGTGGCTAATTGAGTTCCACGATGGAATGAATGCTGAATACTTATCCAAGACAGAAACTCAAAACAAATTTGTGGAGGGACAAGAGGTGGATGTTGATATTACAACGAGAGAATATAACGGAACAACAATCAACAAGGTCAAACCAGTTTCAACTTTCCAACCAGGTTCAAAACCTAGTTTCAAAAGGTCTGAAAAAACTGAGGAAATGATTGTGAAACAAAATGCACTCTCCAATGCTTGCAATGTGATTGGAGAAGCTGATGTTGCAAGAATCATTGAAGTTGCTGAGGTGTTCTCTAATTGGGTTCTAAAAGGTGAAAAACCAGAAGGATCAAAAGATCTTCCGTTTTAATGAATATAAAAGATACATATTTGACAGAGAATGGGTTGGAGTTTGAGTTTACAGTTTGGGAGGACTCTGGTGACTATCACACTCCATCCTATCACTCTGTTGAGATTGATAAAATAACTTATGAAAAAACTGATTTGACTGACTTGCTTTTCAATATAGCTGATGACTACGTTGAGAAAATTAGATTTAAAATAGAAGAAAATGAAAATGATTAAAAAGGCAAATGATTTAATGGAGTTGAGTGTAAAAATTCAAAAAGCAGTTGAAATTTCTTGTGTGGTTTGTAACATAAATGAAAAGGATTTTTACTCAAAATCAAGACTCAGACACATTGTAGATTCTAGGAGGTTAGTTTATACTTATTGTAGAGATATGTTGAGATTGAGTTGGATTGATATTGCAGCTTCTTTCAAGATAAACCACGCCACTGCAATTCATCATTATAAAGTTCACAAACAATTGATGGAATCTGACAATTTTTATCAAAGCAAAAATGATTCTTTTATTAAATTGATAAAAGAAGAAATAACTCTTTTTGATATTGAAAAAGTGATTTTGTTAGCTAAAAAACTCAAAAGCTATGAAGAAGATACTAGTCAAGAAAAGTGAGAATTTTACCACGATCAACAACGAGTTCATCTTCAATAAAGAGATGAGCTTGAAGGCAAAAGGACTTCTTTGTCATTTATTGGCTTTGCCTAAAGACTGGGATTTGTATGTTGAGGAAGTGGAGAAATGGCACAAGGACAAAAAGGATTCTGTCTATACTGGATTCAAAGAATTGATTGCTCTTGGATATGTAGAAAGAACACAAAAGAGAGAGTCTGGAAAGTTCAAAGGGTTTGATTATATTGTTTATGAGATACCGATTCGGGAAAAACCGAATACGGAAAAACCGAATACGGAAAATCCGCAACTACTAAATACTGATATTAAACTAAATACTAATAATACTAAAAAGGTTTTAAATATTCCAGAAGAGGTTTTCAAACAAAATAATGATTTTGAATGGTATAATGTAAAAGATTTAAACATTCCAGCTTGGAGAGAGTGGCGGATTTACAGAAAAGAAACATTTCGCTCTAAATACAAACCAATAGGAGAAAAAGCTGCAATTGGAAAGCTGATGCGACTTTCTCAAGGGTGTCAAGAATTACAAAAAAAAATCCTTCAGCAATCTATTGAGAATGGTTGGAAGGGAATCTTTGACCTTAAACAAGAAAAACAATCAAAAACAAAGAGCGCACTGGATAACTGGCAAAAAGCAAGAAATTTGATAAATAATGGATAAAAAACACTTCTCAAATTGCTGTGGTGCTGAAATAAAAAGACCAGAGCTTGAAAGATGTTCAAGATGCTTAGAAAATTGTGTAATAATAATAGAAGATGAAAGACAAGAAACAACAAATTTGGAACAGATGGAAGAACGACCTTCCAAAACTCAAAGAGGAAGCTGTTGATATCCTCTCAAGGACTTATCTTGAGATAGGACAGAAGCCAAGCGTGGAAGATATTGTGACAATGGCAAACATTCTAGTCGATGATTTAGCCAATAACACTCAATTCAGCACAATGACGATGGAAGATGTTTCAAGAGGATTCAGAGAAGGAGTGAGAGCTGGAGATGAATCAAGTGTCTTTCTGAATGTAAGGACTTGGAATATATGGTTAAGAAATGAAAAGAAAAAGGTTGCAAAGAAAGTGATTGAATTCCACAAGCAACAAGAACTCGAATATATTGAAAATGCTCGTTTATTGGGCAAAACTATCAACAAAGCAAAATTATTAAAATGAAAAAAGGACAACTAAAAACAGAAACAGTCAAGATTCTTGACTCAGTAAGTAAGTTTATTAAAGAATCAACAACCGATTATGATAGTGAGGATCTGAAAGCACTATTTTCAGAAGCTCTAGCATATTATGATCTGTATCTTTTGAAGAAAACAAATAAAACAAATCAAGCTCAAAAACTTGAATCAATGCTTGTTCCAAAATGGGAAGAGGGATTGAGAGCAGAGATAAGAGCTTATTTCGATGAGGTATGACTGGTCTTAAAATTATATTGATTTTTATTTTGATGTATACTGGCTTGACATTATACTTCGAGTACAGACTAGAAAAAAGAAACAAAAAATTCAAAGAAAAATTAAACAATTATGAAAGCAAAAAACAAAGTAAAAACTCTATTGACTAAATTTCCAAGATTTAGAGATTCGGACAATAAATTGATTGCAGCTTATTGGCTGGAGGAATTAAGGAGAAAAGGAGTGAATCCAGATGAAATGAGTGGAATGGAGTTCCTTCATCAATTTGCTGATTCTAAAATTACCAATCCAGAAACAATTAGAAGGAGCAGAGCAAAACTTCAAGAAGAAGATTCATCTTTGAGAGGAGAGAACTATTCAGCAAGAAAAGGACCTCAACAAGACAAATGGAGAAGGAATTTAGGATATGAAGGTTCTTGAATTGTTTGCTGGTAGTCGTTCAATTGGAAAAATTGCAGAACAAAGAGGACACGATGTTTTTTCTATTGATATAAACAATTTTGAAGGAATCGATTTAGTGAAAGACATTGAATATTTGATCCCCAAAGATATTCCCTTTGTTCCAGATATGATTTGGGCCTCACCTCCTTGCACAACATATTCAATCGCTGGATTGTCACATCACCGACCAATTGATGGAGAGCTTTCAAAATTTGCTCTAAAAAGTGATAAATTAGTAAAAAATACAATTAAATTGATAAAACATTTCAATTCGATTTATTACATTGAAAATCCAAGAGGACTTCTAAGAAAACAACCAATGATGATAAACATTCCAAGAACAACTGTTTGGTATTGTCAATATGGAGATAAGTCTGCAAAGCCGACTGATATTTGGAGCAATAATTTATACTCCTTATTCAATGGTGGTGGATGGATTCCAAGAAAAGAATGTTTCAATGGAAATACTAAGTGTCACCACGATAAGTGTCCAAGAGGAACAAATAATGGACTAGGGACTCAAGGTAAAATGAATAATTTTGAAAGAAGCAAGATTCCAGAAGAACTTTGTCTTGAAATAATAAAAGCGACAGAAAATGCCCAAAACAACTACTTCAAAGCTAAAAGCAAAGCTAGACAAGCTCTTCTCTGAATACATAAGAAAAAGAGATTCGGACCATAGAGGAGTTTGCAAGTGTATCAGTTGTGGGAAAGAAGCTCCAGCATTTGGAGGTTCAATACACGCTGGACACTTTATGAGCAGAAGGCACTTAGCAACCAGATGGGATGAGAAGAATGTGAATGCTCAATGTGCTGGATGCAATACCTTCAGAGGGGGTGAGCAGTATCGACAAAGCATCGGAATTGATAAGAAGTGGGGTGAAGGAACTTCTGCTGATTTAGAGCAAAGAGCAAACACGATTGTCAAGCTATCAAGAATAGATTATGAAGAAGCCATTGAAAACATCAAACGAAAGATTGAAGAACTTCCTTAACAATGAGTTGTTAAAAACTTTCCACCCTAAAGATTGGGAGTTGATTTCAATGTTTATAATTTGCGAAAATGAAAAAGACAGTAATATTCGAGGGAGGAGTAAACAAGGTGGGAACTCTCGCTGATGGATCTTTGTCAATAAACATCCACACTCAAGAGTTAACGGATGAAACAATGATGAGAGTCTTTAATTTGAGAAAGAAGCCAGGAATGGTCCTCATAAGCTCTGGAGATATTACAAAGAAAGAGATTGATGCAGTTGAGAATTTCACAAGCGACTTCGAATTTAACGGAAAGACCCCCAGCCAACGACTAAGGTCAGTCCTTTATAAAGTTTGGGAACAAAGCAGTCAAGACTTTGATTTCCCAATTTGGTATGAGAGCCAAATGGAAAGAATAATAAATAAGTACAAAGCGACTCTCGATGCCTAAGAGAACAATCTCACAGCTAATATGGAGAAGCACGAAGAACGGAGCTGAATTGAGATTGCCTAAAATAATAAATACCGACATCGGATTTCAATTGATGTTCGGAGAAGCAGAGAGTCACGCAGAATGGACTGAGAATTATGAGAAAAATAGTAAGAACTATGAAACGAGGGTTTACAGAAATTTACTTGATTTTAAGAGGAATCTTTAACATTACTCTGAAAATTCTATTTATGATGATTCTTATGCCTTTTATGGCTCTAGTTTTTATCTTTGTGTATTTATACCAAATAGCAAAAAATGAAGCTGAAAGCAATTCTTGAGGTTAGTGTGTTGATGATTGATGAGGAGTCAATTGAAGAAGCCAATGACCGAGCGATAAGAACTCTCATTGATGTTTGTGATGAATGGCTCAACAATCCAGAGGGACTCACTCCTTATATTAAAATAGAATATGATGTGGACAATGACTTCATCAAAGATATTAAACTTCCAAACTGATGCCATCACTACCAAAAGGAAAAAGAAAAAAGTGGATAGCATCAAGCAAGAAAAAGACTGGATTCACTAAAGCACACAAGTCAGAGAATGCGGACTTCTATAATTCAAGAGCTTGGAGAATATTGAGGGAGTGGCACTTTGCAAGACATCCAATCTGTCAATGGTGTGAAGAGGAAGGAACACTGAACACAAAAGATAAAATAATCATTGACCACATTGTTGAGATTAAAGATGGAGGAGAGGGACTTGATCCAGAGAACTTACAAACTCTTTGCTTACCTCATCACAATCAAAAGACAGCGTGGGCAAAAGCTAAAAGAAAAAAAGGACTGTGAACAAATCTCAATACTATTACGACTACACAAGAAACGGAATGGATGAAACAACAAAGAACATTCCTAGATATTACATCGGATCAAATGGATATGAAGCAAGGAAGGTAGTTGAGGCATTTCAGCCAGAAAATTACAACATAGGTACAGCCCTCACTTATTTGATGAGAGCTGGGTCAAAGCTATACATCAATAACGATTCAAAACTTTCAATGATTGAGGACATCAACAAAGCAATTGACCACTTGAATTTTGAACTAGATAGATTAGAAAACAAATAGGATGGATGATAACATAGAACACTTACTTAATACACTTGAAGAAATTGTGGACCGACAAAACAAAACAATCAAGGCACAGATGCAAGTGATAAAAGAAACACAAGAAAGACTAGAGGGATTGAATCTAGACACACTCTACCAGAAATATCTAGTGAATAAGGCAATGATAGAGAAGGGGTCTACTTTCTCAAAAATAAAAAAAAATAAAAATGAGTTGCAATAGTTACAAGGGAGGGGGGGTAAAAAGTATGGAGGGTGTCCACGTACAT